GTGCCTGTGTTCAGCCAAGAGGAAGTTATTGATATTGGTAAAATGCGGAGATAATATGAAAGTGTTGATTAACGATTGTTATGGTGGTTTTGGTCTAAGCAAAGTGGCTATGTCCAGATATGTAAATGAAACGGGTATTCAGCCGTCTATGTATGACTGGGAAATTGACCGTACGGATCCAACTCTTATTGCTATTGTGGAGGAAATGGGCAAGGCCTCTTGGGGTGAATATGCTGAATTAAAAGTGGTTGAGATTCCCGATGGTATTGAGTGGGAAATATCAGAATACGATGGTATGGAACATATCGCTGAAGAGCATAGAACTTGGGGATAACATGAAAATTGGAATTATTGGTGTAGGTTTTGTTGGTGGTGCAATTAAAAATGCTTATGATATTGCAGGCACCGAAGTAATATGTGTAGATGAAGCAAAAGGCTACACCTCTACTATCCAAGATGTAATGGATTGTGATGCTGTATTTGTAGCAGTACCTTCTCCTGTAGATGCTGATGGTTCTTGTGATACCTCATATCTTGAGGAAGTATTACAACAATTAGAGGGGTATACAGGGGTCATCATCTCTAAAGTTACTGCACCGCCTTCAACCTACATGGCTCTACAAACCAAGTATAAGAACTTGGTACACGCACCTGAATTTTTGACGGCTGCTAATGCTAATAGTGATTACCTATATGGTACTTTTGCTATTATTGGTGGCCTTGATCCTTATGTAGCTTTAGCAAAATTGATTATTGTTGTTGGTCAACCTAAAATTACTTCAATGAATGTTAAACGAACCAGTATTGGTGAAGCCAGTTTGGCTAAGTATGCAATTAATACCTTTCTAGCAACTAAAGTGGTATTCTATAATGAATTACATACACTTGCTAAAGCAGAAGGATTAGATTACAATGTAGTCAAGAAGGCCATCGCTTTAGATGTCAGACAAGGCACCAGTCACTTTGATGTACCTGGTCCTGATGGCCAATATGGTTTTGGTGGTGCTTGTTTTCCTAAAGACACATCAGCTATAATCTATTATGCTAATAGTATTGGGGTTGACCTAAGTATCATCAAGGCCGCTGTTGATGCTAATGATTCATTGAGGGATTGGTAATGATTTTAATTGTACTAGGATTAGTAATATGCGCTTGTATGTATGTTTGGTACAAGAGAAGTATTAGCAAATATGGTACAGGTTGTACAGGTAACTGTGAACAAGGCCGCAAAAAATGTGATTGTAAAAAATGAGAATAAGATTATTATCAGACCTACACTTGGAGATGCCTTACAATCAGGCACCAAGAAGCACACACCCATTTACTTACAAATGGTTAGGTGAGGATGTCTGTGTGTTAGCTGGAGATATTCACAAGAACTATAGCCATGAAAAATTGATATTGACAATGGGTGAGTGTCCAAATGTACTAATGATTGCTGGAAACCATGAAGCTTATGGTTCATCATTCTCAGCGGTACACACATACCTCAAAGGATTAGAGAAGGAATATCCTAACTTTCATTACTTAAACAATGATAGTATCACCATTAAGAATACTGAATTCTTTGGTGGAACTATGTTTACTAACCTTGAGGGTGAACACACCGAGTTCCTTTGCAGACAGCAGTTACCTGACTTTTCTGTAATTACTAAGTTAGCTAAATATTCTGGTGATGATATGCCTAATTGGGATAAACGATGGACACCAAAAGACCATAGAACTGAGCATATGATTTTCTGTGAGGCCTTGAAAGAATGGAAGGCCAACTATGGTCCAGACACCAAAAAAGTGGTCATCAGCCATTTCTTGCCAAGTCCTAAGGCTGTGGCGCCTCATTTTGCTGGTTCAGAGTTGAACCCATACTTCATACAAGATATGGAACATTACATGGAAAGCATAGACCTTTGGCTGTTTGGGCATACGCACACATCATTTGATTTTAGAATTGATAAGACTAGATTAGTTTCAAATCCGTATGGTTATGGACAAGAAAACTCATTAGGATTTAATGATAGTTTAATAGTGGGAATATAGATATGAAAGTTTACTTAAGCAATTATCGTAATCATTGGCTAAGTCCATACACCATTATGGAGAAGGTTGTATTCTGGCGTGAGATTGACTATGATGAGCCGGTAATCAAACGATGGAATAAAATCTTAGAACCCATTTGCTATGGTTGGCAGAAGGTATTGGATACTGTGCATCCTCGTATCAGTTATGTTAAGATTGACAGATATGATACTTGGAGTATGGATCAAAGCTTGAGTCCAATTATCCTAGCGATGCTCAAACAGCTCAAGAAGGACAAACATGGCGCACCTTATACAAACGATAAGGATGTACCACCTGGTCTACGCAGTACAAATGCAAAACCTAAAGAGAATGAATACGACACAGACCAGTTTCATTTCATGCGATGGGATTGGATTCTTGATGAAATGATTTGGACTTTTGAACAACACACAGAAGAATGGGAGAACCAATTTCATACTGGTGAATCTGATATTATGTGGGAAATATCCAAGTATGATACTGATGGTAAACCTCTACTTTGGGAAATGAAAAAAGGGCCTAATGATACTCGTAAGTTTGACAAAAAAGGATATTTGAAGTATGCTAATCGAATTAAAAATGGTCATAGACTATTTGGAACATATTACGGGAATCTCTGGGATTAAATAATGATTGTATATGATGTAGAAACACTTGGTAAAGAATCAAATGCGGCCATATTATCTATGGCCGCTGTGTACTTTGACCCCGAAAAGAAAACCTCACCCCAAGAAATGCGTGAAAATGCTTTCTTTGTGAAGTTGGATGCTAAAGACCAACTAACACGATTGAAACGAACTGTAACCAAATCATCATTAGCATGGTGGAATAAACAGTGCGATAATGTCAAAGAGATATCATTGCGTCCTAATGTGAATGACATCACCATTGAGGTAGGCATTGAAAGCTTGAGGGATTGGGCCTCGAAGGTAGACCCTCAAGGTAAATGCATCGTATGGGCTAGAGGTAACTTAGACCAATTGGTATTAGATTCGATGGAAGAGAAACTAGGTATTGAACCTGTATTCTTTTTCAACAGATGGCGTGATGTAAGAACGGCTGTTGACTTGTTAAAGAATACAACAACAGGTTACTGTCAGGTAGATTATCCGGGCTTTAATGCTAGCATAGATATTACTAAACACAATCCGGTTGATGACTGTATATTTGATGCTATGATGTTATTATATGGAAAGGAAGAATAATGATTAGAATTACAAAAAATGAGAAATTATTACATTACTCAACATTTCAGCCTGAGTTTAGGATTGAATTTGTATTGAATATCTCAACCGAGCAACTACAAGATATTGCGTCAGTTGAAACAATAGCTGATGAATTTTACTATAAATTGGGTAAAGAGTTATTCCTAGAATTACAAGAGAAACTGGATTTGGAGAAAGTATAATGATTTTTACATTTGGTGCAATATTGTTTTTACTCGGTTACTTTTGGTTTCGGCAGACAGAATATGCCAAAGACTGGCGAGATGCTGCAGTATTCTTTTTGATTGTTTCTGGACTGAGTTTAATGTCCATGAGTTTATTAATCTTAGCGTGGAAATGGTTACCATAATGCCTATATTTGAAGTTAAAACAAATTCTACTTTTGAACATGTATATTATGTTGAGGCTGAAACAGAGGCTTTAGCTGTTGAAAGTGTATTAGATTCTGATGCTGTGGATTATGCTCAAAAACACATGGGTGAACGAGCAATCGAAACGAAAGAACTATCAGAAGATACGACATATGCTATGTGGTTGAAAGATGCCCGTGAGCGAAATTATCTTTAATGTGAATCTTTTATTACATCAGTTATTTGGACAAAATATAGTCTAAATATCCGATGATAAAAAAATATAAAACCATTTGTATATCGGACTGCCATTTAGGTGCCCGAGAAGCTAAATCAGAATTACTCAATAATTTTCTAAAACATAATACCTGTGATAACCTATTTTTAGTGGGAGATATCATTGACGGTTGGAAAATTCAACAGAACAAATGGAAATGGAATCAAGGATGTTCGAATGTTGTTCGTAGAATCCTTGGCATGGCCAAACATGGTACAACAGTAACCTATGTGTCTGGTAACCATGACGAATTTATGCGACCTTTCGTCAGCCATATTTTCAAACTAGGTAACATTAATATATGTAATCAAGCCGAGTACCGGAGTTTAACGGGGCAATTGTTCTTAATTACTCACGGTGATATGTTTGATGGCATTACCCGAATGGCACCATGGATTAGTTTATTAGGTGACAAAGCCTATGATGTTGCTCTCTGGACCAATACTCATTTTAATTATTGGCGACACAAAATGGGCTTCGGATATTGGAGTCTTTCACAATGGCTCAAAAAGAAAGTCAAAAAGGGTATAGATTTTATATTCAAGTTTGAAAAAACTATAGCAGACTACTGTATTAAACACCAATATGATGGTGTAATCTGTGGGCATATCCACACTCCTGATATAAAAATGGTCAATGATATCATATACATGAATGACGGCGATTTTGTTGAAAGTTGTTCTGCTTTGGTTGAAAATTTTGACGGCACTTGGGAAATAATTTACTGGACACACATAAAATGAAAATTAAAAAGATACTTAAAAAAATGTATAAAGCTTGTGTTGAACATAATAAAAAACAAGAACACAAGATGTGGCGTAAAGCTATGAAGAAAAGCTTACAACACAAGCACACCGAAATTATTCAATAATTACCACTTGACAAAATGGTATAATTGAGTTATACTAGTATTTCAATTGTTGATAAGGCATTTTATATTATGAATTTAGATTTATTAAAAGCTCTTGAAGTGAAGTTTGGTACTGGTGCTACAATATCACGAGCAGATATTAAGAAAGAAGCATCAGAACGAAACTTCCCTAATTATCGTTGGTTATTTACTGATGAATACAAAGTCGGCCGAGGACAATACAAACTGCCAGCACCTCAACCACAAATGGCCGTAGTACATATGCGCCAACCTAGACTAATTGATGATTCAGATGTGTCTATTCCAGAAAAGTTTGAAGGTTATGTTCCATTCGGATTCTTTAAAGACCTCACAAACATCATTAAATCTAAACAATTCTATCCAGTGTTCATCACAGGTCTATCAGGCAATGGTAAAACATTGATGGTTGAACAAGTATGTGCTGAATTACAAAGGGAGTGTATCCGTGTCAACATTTCTATTGAAACTGATGAGTCTGATTTGCTTGGTGGCCCTACTTTGGTTAATGGCAATGTGGTTAACCGTGATGGTCCCGTAATCACTGCTATGAAGCGTGGTGCTATTTTATTGATTGATGAAGTAGACCGTGGTTCAAATAAACTTATGTGCTTACAAGGCATCTTAGAAGGCAAACCTTATTACAATAAGAAGTCTGGTGAAGTGGTACATCCAGTTCAAGGCTTTAGTGTCATTTCTACGGCTAATACTAAAGGTCGTGGTTCAGATGAAGGCAAATATCTATCTCAAATTTTAGATGATGCCTTTCTTGAAAGATTTCCTATTACAGTAGAACAAGAGTATCCTGATACCAAGACAGAAAAGAAAATCTTATCTAACCTACTATCAGATGTGGAGTTTGTTGATAATTTAATTCAATGGGCTGATGTTATTCGTAAAACTTATGACGAAGGTGCGATTGATGAAATCATCTCAACTCGCCGATTGGTTCATATTGCTAAAGCCTTTGCTATTTTTAAAGACAAACAAAAAGCCATTGAGTTATGTGTTGCTCGTTTTGATGAAGACACTAAAGTTGCCTTCTTAGATTTATATTCTAAGATTGTCAAACCCGATGAAGCTGAATTGCCGCCTAATCCTGCAGACTATATTAAAGAAGAAGAGGCACCATTTTAAGGAGTAGAGTGTGACCAAGAATTCAGTAAAAATATGGATTGGAGCAAACGCTGCAATTGGAGTTTGGATGTGCCATAACGCATCAATTAATTACATAGGACAAAGTTATGGTTGGATGGCATTTGATTTATTCATTGCTTCTCTAAACTTCAATGCTTCATATGTAAATTATATTATGATTAAGGATAAAGAAAATGAGTAAAGGTAGAGTATTTCACAAGATTGCAATTGTATTAAAAAATGGCGATCCAGTAACAGTAGAACAGTTTAATACTGTGTTTAAAGATACAAAAGTTGAACCTGTTTTGTACCGCCTAAGTACCTATATCTGGAACATTAAGAAAAATGGTGGTGTTATCAAGGCTATCAAAGATGGCCGAAAAGTGACCGCCTATCAGATGTTGAATGGTACAGAGTTTGATAGTCAAGGCCGCTGGGTCGGCATAGGAGTAGTATAATGTTACATGGACCAATTTTAATGGAGTTTGATGCAAAAAACACAACTCACCGTCAGCATTTTCAATATTTTATGACGAAAAATAAATGGAGACCATCGGCTCCTAGGTTTGCACTAGAGAATCCTTTTGTGAATATTCCATTAATGATTCAGCATAAACTATTAGAATTTTATTTAACCAATGAATATAAGGAAATCAAATGAAAACTGATGAAAACTTTCGATTGAAAAAACAACCAATAACTGATGGAAACTTTAGATTGAAAAAACAAACAAAAATTATTTTAGGTAGCATTTATGACAAGGTGGCCCGTAACCTATATAAAAAGGCGGCCATCAACGCACAAGTTTCTCGTGCAAAAAATGGTTATCATATTTTTAAAGGTAATGATTAAGGAGTAGTTAATGTTAATTCAAGTGAAATCCCGTGAGAAAAATTGTGAAGTTATTATTAACCTAGACCATGTTACAGAAATTGCACCACTACAAAATGGTGGAACAGCTATTCGTATGGTATATGATGGAGATGTAACGGCTAAAGCCGGTTATCGTGAAATTCATGTAGATAATCCATATAAAGAATTCTTGCAATTTGTATTACAAACAGTAACGGTAGATTCTGTATCTAAAAAAGTAGCAGAATTAAAAGCTCAACAAGAGAAGGCAGGCCCAAAGGAAAAAATTAACCTTAAAGCTAATAACTTTGATGAAATTCCGGTACTAGGCAGCAAATAATGATTAATCCTGAACAACAAGAATGGTCGTTACAGAAATTCTTTGACCATTATACACAACTCATTGAGTCTAAACATCCATTCTCGTTTGTTCGCTGGGGTGATGGTGAATTAGCCGTTGCCACCGGCCAACCAGTAGGGGAACAATCATTAGTCTTTCAAAACAAAGAATGGGTATTCAAAGAAGGTGGGAGAACTAAACTAGGTGATGCCTTGCAGGAGTCACTAACACTACAAGGGCCGGATAACCATTATGGTCTCCCTTGTCGGTGTTGTGCTTCTCAAACAGAACATATGGCCTTGATTCCTATCATAACCAATTCACCTGTTGCACCTAATACAGTCTTTGGTAATGCTAACTATGCTCGGTTCATTGACTGGATTAGCACATTAGACACCAAAGGTATCACAGTATCATTGGTGGTTAACTATCTTGGCCAAGGGAAAGAATATCCGTTCGCTGTCAATAAGTTTTGTCCTGTGCCATCAGATTGTATTACACAGTTTGAGCAAAATGGTTACCGATTGATTGAAGGTGTGAGAGAGTTTGCTAGTTCATTCTCTGGTCATTTTGTAATGGTGGCTGCAGGTCCCATGAGCGAAGTATTCATTACTGAAATGTGGAAGGCTAATCCTCGCAACATTTACTTTGATATCGGTTCATCACTAGATGTATATACAAAAGCGGGTGTTCTGGACATCTCCAGGCCTCACCAAGACCCTAAGAATCACTATGCTAGCGTAGAATGTCGAATGACTGGACCATTTAATAGGCCATATTAAAATGTATCAACAAGAGATTGATTATTTTTTCCCATTGACGGAACAAATCCCATTAGAATTGGATTATTCAGGTTGTTCTAAATTTAGCCCATATGTGACCACTGGAACTATAACTCCATCCAATATTAGTTTCATTACTCCAGGGGGTGTAACATGGACAACAACTATCAGAGCCGACGGTATTGAAACAAATGGATTAACATTTGCACTTGACAAACAACCTAACTTTGTAGTAAGATGGTTGTATAAATTATTGAATATTAAATGGACGGCAAAATAGTGAATATCTTTTATCTGGATGACAACCCCACAATCTGTGCGCAGATGCACAACGATAAGCATGTAATCAAAATGATACTTGAGTCTGCTCAACTATTATCTACTGCTCATCGTGTGCTTGATGGTGTACAAATTACTGGTACATCTTCAACAGGCCGCAAGAAACAGTTATGGAAAATGGCCGATAAACGGCTAGAGGCTGAATTATATTCGGCTACTCATGTAAATCATCCGTCTGCTGTTTGGGTTCGTCAGTCAATTGGGAACTACAATTGGTTGGCCATCTTATTAGCTAATTTATGTACGGAATATACCTATCGATATGGCAAAGTACACAAATGTCAAGAAACGGGATTAGTTGCCTTACTCGTAACAGTTGCACCTACAAATATTGCTAAACGGCCATTCACGGAACCGACACCGGCTATGCCAGTTGAAGTAGTGGTCGAAGGTAGTTCAGTAGCGTCTTATCGTAACTATTACATCAACAACAAACAACATTTGGCCTCATGGTCAGGTAAAATTAACTCACGCAGAATACCTGAATGGTTTAATGCACAGTTACAATTTTAGAGGTATTCATTTATGCAAAAAACAATATTGATTGATAGTTCACTTCATAAAACTAGTTTATGTTCATTGGCTGAAAAATACAAAGCCGATAAAGGTCCATACTCCATTGGAAGTGTCAACATGGGCCATCGCAAAGGCTACACAGCTGTATATGAAATGTTCTTTGCGCCATTTAAAAACAAGAAAGTTAATTTCTTAGAATATGGGCTTCAAAATGGTGATTCACTATTAATGTTCAAGGAATTCTTTGCTGATATGAAATATTATGGCATAGATAATAATAACGATTCAATTGAAAGATGTCGGCAGTTAAATGTTGAGTATGCTCAATACTACCGAGTGAATGTTAGTCTGCCTGATGAAATCAATGAGGCCTTATCTAGCACCAATGTTGAATTTGATGTGATATTAGATGACTCTTCTCATGTGATTTCAGACCAGTTGGTTATTATCAAGGAATCTACAAAGTATCTAAAAAGTGGCGGTTTGTTAATCATTGAAGATTTAGAAAGAGGTTGGGACGAAAACATATACGCACCAATTCAAGATTTTATTAATGAGAACTTTTCTTTTGAATCATTTATTGTTTGTCACCACAACAACCGGTTATGTTGGGACAATGATAAAATTTGGATAGGAATTAAAAAATAATGCCAAGATATGATTTTAAAAATATAGAAACAGGCGAGATTGTTCAAGTTACTATGTCCTATACTAAATTGTCGGACTATAAAGAACAAAATCCAACTATGGAACAATATCATTCAGTTGAGAACCTACCCGTTATGTCGGATGGTTCTCGTATGTCTGTTCCTGGCATGGGTAAACCCGATTCCGCCTTTGAAAAGTATGTCATTCAACGCATGAAAGAAACTATTCCTGGCAATACTATGGGTGGTCACAAAACAAAGACTCCACGAGAATGGTAACCTTTAACTATTGCCCACCAAAAATATTAGAAGAATTAACTGCCGAAACGACCGAACATGGCCGTAAATATCTTTTACCTGATGGTTCTAAAGTTCCTTCTATCACTACTGTTTTATCTTATTTCAAAAAAGAAGGTATACAAGCATGGCGTAATCGAGTTGGTGAAGTAGAAGCTAATCGTATCTCCAAACAGGCCTCCAATCGTGGGACTAATGTCCACACTCTTTGCGAGAAATACTTAAACAATGACGCCTTCTATCATAAAGGTGCGTTTCCGGACGCATTGGAGATGTTTAATACCATCAAATCAGTATTAAATCGGATAAATAATATACACTATCAGGAATGTGGACTTTATAGTACCCTTCTTGGTGTAGCTGGTCGAGTTGATTGCATTGGTGAGTTTGATGGTGTGTTGTCTGTGATAGACTTTAAAACCTCACGCAAATTGAAAACTACAGAACAAATTGAAGATTACTATATGCAGGAATGTTTTTACGCCTTGGCCTATGAAGAATTGATTGGTCAACCAATACATCAATTGGTCACCATTATGGCAGTAGAGAATGAAGAACCTGCAATATTTATTCAACCCACTAAAACATGGATTGAACCATTGGTTAATTTAGTAGGCGAATACAAAAGGAATAATAAATGAAAAAAATAATGTTATTAGTGTTGTTCATGGCAACAACAGCATATGCTGATACTGTGCCTAATGTAAAATTTACACCAGGTAAGGCTGATCCAGCTTTGACTAAACAAGTAATTTGTGCATCCACATTTAGAACAACAACAATAAGGAATGTGAGTGAAAAAACAAAAACACTTGTTTATTATCATTATGGCATTATTAATCATGCAGGTTATTGTGCTGGTCCAGAAGGATGTGAAGTAGACCATCTTATTTCATTAGAACTTGGTGGGTCTAATGCTGCATCAAACTTATGGCCACAGCCATTTAATGGTTATTTAAACGCACATATGAAAGATTTAGTTGAGAACAAACTACATACAATGGTTTGTAATGGCCAAATGCCTTTGGCACAGGCACAAAAAGAAATCTCAACCGATTGGGTTGGCGCATACAAGAGGTATGTTTCTCCCAAATAAAAGGAAATAACCAATGAAACTTACAACCGGACTTCAAAGTGACAAACTTCAATTAACATTAAAAGACATTTGGGCTTTAATGCAAGGAAAAACATTAAAAGGTGAGAGTTTATCTGTTACCTTTAAATGGAGAATATAATGAAAAAATTAATCGTATCGTTAGCATTATGTATTTCTACTGTTTGTTTTGCTGATGAACCTAAAGAAATGTATATGCCTAACGATAGCGGTGGTTTTATCGCTCTTAGTTTATTTAAGTGTGTTAATCCTGATGCGGCCGGAGCGTTTAGTTACATAGCTTACGCAACAGAAGGTAATGGAACAGTTCATGAAGGATGTTGGTCTATGGTAGAAGCACCAGCTGAATTTGAATCATTGATAAATGTTTGGTGGGCTAAAGGTTTAATAGTCAATTATAAACAAAAGTTGTTTAGTACAGAAAAGAAAAGATGGACAGATGATAATAATCCTGTTACTAAAGATCCTAACCCCATTAAGGGAGACCTATAATGGAAAAAACAAAGATTTGGTTGTTTTTGGCATTTGCCTTTCTTCTTGCGCCACAAGTAGCAGTAGCTAAACCTTATTTGGTACTTAATTTTTCAGATTCAGTTAGAATTGTATTAAATAATGATTCATGCTTAATCAAAGGCTTTAAAGGAAATCGAGCGGCAGTACAAAGAAGTGATGGCATGTATATGCAAGGTTGCTGGGTGATGACAGGTAATGATAATTTATTTGTTCATATTGATTGGAACAATCCTAAAAGTCCAGGTGACTTTGCTGTATTGAGATTTAGTGACTTTCATATGGTTGATGAAGATTAATTGATAATAATGCTTGACAAGAAACTGGTATTAATATATAATGGTCATATAGTGTCAAATTAAATAGGAAATATTATGAAAAAGATTGCTGTTATAACCTTATTGTTACTTACTTCAACCTCTGTGATGGCTCACGGATGGCAAGGCGGATACGGTGGTTATCGTGGTGGTTACGGTCATTATGAGAACCACTATAATGGTGGTTGGGGAGGTTTCATTGGTCCCGCATTAATTGGTGGAGTAATTGGTTATGAATTGTCACAACCTAGAACTGTATATCAACAACCGCAAGTGATATACCAACAAGCACCAATTGTGGTTCAGCAACAACCACAAATAGTAACACCTCAACAACCACTATACAGAAAAGAATCAATATACGACCAAAGTTGCGGTTGTTATAAAGAAGTATTCGTACAGGTTCAATAGTAATAATTTGTACTACCAAGTAGTTATATTAGTGCCACTTAATCCATATATGCGGAGTTATCCTAGGCATAAACCTTCCGCGGGTTACTGACCGGCCAGTCAGGCTAATATAACTACTTGGTAGTATAAAAATTGTTGTATAACTCTTAAAGTAAGGCATGTTGGACGCGGGTGCAAATCCCGCCATCTCCACCAAAAGCATATAAAGTGATATGTAGTCTGGTTTAATTCCAGGTGAGGATCGGGATTCTTTCCTAGCAACACTAGGATGCTTTTGATGGGGATGTTTTCAGATTCGACAGCGTGAGATAGGATAAAGGGCAACACGTGGGATCACGTAAAATACAAAAATTGTAAATGCAAACGACAGCAAATACACATTAGCGGCTTAATCGCCACTTAGGGTTCGGTGGGTTCCTCGTAACAGAATACCCACTACGATTTTACAACAACAGAAGGAAGTAAACAATGAGTAAATTATTAGCAGCACTATTATTAGTAGCATCAGTATCAGCATTTGCTGGCGAATCAACATCTGTATCAGGTACATTTGATGTTAAAGATAAACAGCATTCACCAGCAAACCATGAAGTATTTGGTTTAAATGTTGGTCACGATTTTGGTAACACATGGTCAGTTGAAGCTCGTATGGAAGATGAACGTGTAGTAGGCAATGGTGGTTCACATGAAGGCCTAGTTCAAATCAAAGCAGACAAAACTTTAGGTACTTACTTTGGTGTTACTCCTTATGCAGGTTTAGCAATTGGTGAGAAATCTAAATCAACAACTAACTTTGCTTACTATGTAGCAGAAATTGGTGCTAAAGCTGATTTGACAGAAAAGTTGTCTGTTGGTGTACAAGAACGCTTACGCACACCATTTAATGAGAACTTTGATGGTCATACTGGTTATAACTACAAAACATGGGAAACTTCAATTGGTGCTAAATACGCCTTGAATAAATCTAATGTTATTGGTGTTAAATACGCTGTAGAGCGTGGTGATAGTTCATACAATACAACTGGTGTAACTTACACCTATAAGTTTTAATCAAATAGGGGGACTTGTTCCCCCGTTTCCATTCTACAATACCAAGGAATAAAAACATGAAAAACACTATATTTGTGTGTTTGATAATGGTTTTACTTATGGCATTTGATACACAAGCTTCATCACATATCCAAGTGAAAACTATTAAAGTGGTTCAAATTGAAACTGCTGAGATGTGCATGGCTAAGAGTATTTATTTTGAAGCTGGGTCTGAACCTTATGAAGGTAAAATGGCCGTAGCGCAAGTTATTTTAAATAGAGTTGAACATCCGTCTTTCCCAAAAACGGTGTGTGGAGTTGTTCACCAATCTGCTACGAAGGTAGTCGAAAATGAAACAGTTAAGATTTGTCAGTTTTCGTGGTTTTGTGAACCAAAGAAAATCATTCGATATGAATCTCAAAATTGGCAAGAATCGGTTAAAGTTGCTAAAGTCTTCTTGACAGGAGAGATAAGTTATGATAAATTTACCGATAGTGTATTATTTTTTCATGAAAAACATTTGCCTTTTAATTGGAAAGCAAAATACATCTCTGTAGCAACAATTGGGAATCATATTTTTTATAGGACTAAAGATGCCAACGAAAGAAGAAGTAAAGAATTTCTCATTATTAATAGAAGAAATAGCGAGAACTTTAAAGTGTAGCCATATTGAAGCAATCGTTGAACATTGCAAAGAAACAGGATTTGAGATTGAGGTGGCATCAACATTGATATCACCTCGTCTTAAATCTATTATTCGTGATGAAGCTGTTGGCCGAAATTTATTAAAGAAGGAAGGTAGTCGGTTACCGATATGACAGAGAATGGTGGATATGCAACTTTTTCTTTATTCCATAGTTTACATTTGCATTTTAACAATAAATCTTATGATTTTGTAAAATACAGAGGCAAGTGTAATATTGGCAAGGATGCCTTCTTAAATCGGAGAGATAAGTATGTTTTCTATGCTATCTCTAGGAAGTATGGTCTCCAAGAGGCCAAAGAATTCTTTATTGCTAATCTATTTGAGAAGCCCAAATGTTGGATTGGTGAATTAAACACCAATGAGGCAGATGAAGCCTATAAAAATTGGCAAAAGAGAATACAGAGCTTGACATATGTGTTTAATAATGATATAATACACCTATTCGATAAAGTTGAAAATCTGAATGACCTTGTAGTAGTGAAAGGTGGGCAAGATCCTATATTATTGAAAGAATTATATTATGGGAACATATCACCGGAGTCTTTTATTATTTTGAATCATTTCTTAAAGTTCATGGATGAATGGCAAGGGAAGATAAATGATGATATTATATTTCCAGGTGTTATGTTTAAGTGCTTGAGGTACGAACCATTTATATCTTATGATGTAAATAAGTTCAAACAAATGCTTGTTGATAAAATCAAAGAGCATAAATAAAGATGCAGTATAAATCAAAAACCGTAGATAAACGTAGAAAGGTAGAACAATATGAGTAGTTTTTCAAGTCTTAAAAAAAGTTCAGGCAATTTGGATAAATTAACAAAAGCCCTCGAACAAATGAACACCCCCTCAAGTAATAGCGATTCAAATGAGGAAAACTTCTGGCGTCCCGAAACAGATAAAGCAGGTAATGGTTATGCCGTTATTCGCTTCTTACCGGCACCGGCAGCAGATGGTGATGATGGCATTCCATGGGCTAAAGTCTATACACACGGCTTTCAAGGTCCAGGCGGATGGTACATTGAGAATTCTCTCACAACGCTCAATAGTAAAGATCCAGTTTCAGAGTATAATTCTGACTTATGGAATTCTGGCATTGAAGCGAACAAAGAGATTGCTCGCAAACAAAAACGTAGACTTACCTACATCTCAAACATTTTAATCATTGAGGATTCTAAACATCCAGAAAACAATGGTCAAATCAAGTTGTTTAAGTATGGTAAGAAAATCTTTGACAAGATTACAGAAGCTATGAATCCTGCTTTTGCTGATGAGAAGCCAATTAACCCATTTGACTTATGGGCTGGCGCTAATTTCAAATTAAAAATTCGTAAAGTTGAGGGTTACCAAAACTACGATAAATCTGAATTTGAAGGTGCTTCTGAATTATATGATGGTGATGATGCTAAACTTGAGAAGTTATGGCAATCTGAGTATTCTCTCAAAGAATTCTTGGATCCAAAACACTTCAAGTCATATGATGAATTGAAAACACGATTGGATAAAGTTCTTGGTTCTGTGGTAGCACCGAAAGCATATTCTGCTCCAGCGCAAACTGCTAAACCATCAACAATTGAGAGTGTCAAAGTACCCACCTTAACAGAAAGTAGTCCTTCAGTTGATAATGTACCATGGTCAAATGATGATGATGACAGTTCAATTATGGACCACTTTGCTGCTTTAGCTAATGATGAATAGGAGTAATTATGGATATTAAATTAGAATTAAATTTGGAAGAAGTAAATGGTATTATTTCGGTATTATCATTATTACAGTTTGGCCAAGTGGCTGATTTGGTTATGAAAATTCGTAATCAAGCAATTCAACAAGTTCAGGCTGCTGCACCTCCTCAACCAGCTGATGATGCCAACGCTTAGTCCTTAAGCGTAAAGAAAACCCACCGTCAGGTGGGTTTGTCATTTATACAGGTCTTACATTTTGATATTGAACTCTTGCTAAAACCGAGTCATCATTTCTGACAGGTGTGTAAGTTTGTCCGCCAGATGATTTACCGCCGCCACCATTGATATTTGTTGTTTTTGGTGCATTGATGATAGTATTTCCACCTGAAGCATTTGACGCTGGGCCAGTTAAATCTCTATTTTCATTTGAAGCTGAAGCAGCTCTAGCACCTATATTAGATGGTGTTGGACTAGCAGGTGAAGCCGTAGTTTGTTGTTGTTGCATTTTACTAGCATCACCACCAGTCATTGTTGCATTACTAGTAGTAGCAGTAAAGACACCCCCAGCCGCGGCAAACAATGTTGCCTTTATCCATGGGAAGTCATTGACTACATCCATGAGTTTAGATAGGTCATCAACTTTAATATTACCAAAGGCCTTCATAGCCTTTGCTAATTTCTCCATGCCATTAGCTGCCGCCAAGATGCCTGGACCAGCTTTACCTATCTTCTCTAACTGGTCAACGGGACTATCTTGGCCTATTGACAATAAATTGCCAACTAAGTTTTCTAATCCAGCAATCGCAGTTGCAGCACCAAAAGCTATCATAGCTGCAGATAATGCACCTAATCCTGCGGCCACTTTCAATAAATTCATACCATCAACTTTACCTAATCGTTCAATATCAGTGGTAAACATATCTAATGGTTCAACTACCGCCTTCATAGCTTTACCAAATATCCACAAGGCTCCACCCATAACAGCAAGAGCCGCTGAACCAAGTATTAATTCTGGTGCCAACATAGATAAACCAAACATTGCAGCGGTTAACACACCCAATGATACCGCGGCTTTTCCAAGGTCAGCCCATTTAATCTCAGAGAAATTCTGTAATGCTTTAGACAATACCCACAATGAAGCAGCCATGGCACCTAATACTAAGACACCTTTCATACCAACAGTTTCATCAATTAATTTGGTTACAACTGCTAAACCAGCTAACGCTGCGGTGCCTTTAATTATATCACCCCAACTTATTTTTCCAAAATTATCCAATGCTTCACTAACCAACCACAAAGAAGCACCAAGTGCTAATAGTGGTTTCCATGAAGCTACTTTGTCTATTAGTTTAGTTGTTAAAGCTAAAGCAGTTAGAGTTACTAATCCTTTGGTAATCTCACCCCATGTAATTTGGCCAAAATTCTCTAATGCTTCAGATACCAACCATAATGAAGCGCCAAGTGCTAGTAATGGTTTCCATGGAGTAGATTTACCAATAAGTTTTGTAGTGAGAGCTAATGCGGTTAATGTAGCAATACCTGTAGCAATTTCACCAAATGATATTTTTCCAAAGTTTTCTAATGCTTCAGATACCAACCATAATGAAGCGCCAAGTGCTAGTAATGGTTTCCATGGTTGACTCTTACCCATCAATTTAGTTGTAGCAGCTAATGTTGCTATAACACCAATACCTTCAATTACATCCATAAATGATACTTTACTGAAGTTTTTTAGGCCTTCACTTGTTAACCATAAGGCGGCACCTAATGCTAATAATGGTTTCCATGGTTTAGATTTACCCATTTTGTCGGCTATTTTAACCAATGCATACATTGTAGCAACACCTTCTGCTACATCTAAGAAAGATATTTTGCTAAAGTTTTCTAGGCCTTCACTAGTTAGCCATAATGCAGCACCAAGTGCTAGTAATGGTTTCCAAGATTCACCCTTTTTGATGCGATTAGAAACCAACACCAAAGCGCCCATTGCTACTACACCTTTTAATACATCACCCCATGATACATCAGCAAAGTTTTTTAAAGCCTTAGAAACAATCCATAAAGAAGCCGCCATAGCCAATAGTGTTTTACCAACACCACTCATACCTGAAGCTCCCTCTTTAAGTTTGGAGAACATTCCTTGTTTTTTCTCTTTTTCTGGTTGAGCAGTTTCTTTATCTGGAATCTTTTTACCTTGAGATATAGCTGAAATTAATTTTTCTTGTTCTTTTAATTTTTTTTCATCTCTTTCTTCATCAAAATTATGGTCAATTTCTTTATCTTTATCTTCTTTATCAAATCGTTTAGATAATAATTCATAAATTTGTTCAAGAATACCTGATGGTGATTGATTTTTCCCGCCAGCTTTTGGTAATTTAGCAACCGAAGGCATGGTTTCACTGACTTGAACATTTGTCTTTTCAGATAATTCATGTTCCTTTAACATATGAATATCAGCTTTATTGGTCGCTTTGCCGCCTTTAAGAGAAACTAATTTCATAATGTTTTGGCGAGAAACATTAGTATCTCTTGCCATGCCAATAGTTGCCATTGTATTTTTGGCAATAATTTTTAATAATGATGTTGAATTATTGTCGATGGATGTGGCTGTTTTTTCGTGTATTTTATCTGAAGAATTGCTAGTCTCGTGTAATTCTTTAGCAGTTTGTACATTAGTTTTTTCGTGTATTTTATCTGAAGAATTGCTAGTCTCGTGTAATTCTTTAGCAGTTTGTACATTAGTTTTTTCGTGTAATTCTTTCTCTTTTAAAAGATGAGCATCGGCTTTACCAACAGCCTTGCCTCCTGCTAAATTAACTAACTTACTAATATTTTGTCTGGCAACATTAGTATCTCTTGCCATGCCAATAGTTGCCATTGTATTTTTGGCAATAATTTTTAATAATGATATCATTTCTAGGCTATCACCGCCGGTTTTAGTAGCTGTCGACCTAGATTTAAAATTGGAAAGATTTGATGGTGTTTTGGCATGAGGTTCTGCGGCATGACCATGATGCTCATGTTCCATTTCAGGTACATGATAACCAGTTGCGTAAGTAATATCTTCTTTTTTACGCTTATTACTCATTCCATATGCTGTTGCAGCAAATTTACCAATACCTGGTATTTTACTTAACAACATCATTGGGTCAAATGCTCGTTTGATATGAGTGCCAACAGCACCAATTCGTTCACCTAAAGCACCTTGCACGGATTTACCCATGCTTTGGCCAGATAACATTCTTTCAGAAGCTAATTGAGACAGTCCTTTAGAAGCCGTTACATCCGCTAGTTCATATTGTGAACCCGTTCTAACCCTTCTACGCACAGGTTTACCTGATGTTCGACCTGATGCGCCAACACCATAATAATATCCATGATGGTCCATAGGATTATTAGCACGGTCATGATATGGGTCATAACCACCATCCTTGGGCTTACTGTATTTTATATTCTTCTTTTTTGCAGCGTCTGAATCTTTAATATCTTTATTCAGTTGCTTAGCAATAAGGTCAGCAACTCCATCACCTCGTTTAGGTTTTGGAGTGCCAGCAGCACCAATTCGTGTCTTATCGACACCATCAATTTCTTGGTTCTTCTTTTTATCTTTATCGTTAGCCATTATTTTCTTTTTCTCTCGGCGTTCTGTTGTTTAATCTTTTCATTTTCAGCTTCAATAAACTGAATTAACATAACGATATAAATGTCTCTTTCCCACGGTATCATACTCTCAAGTTCCGTGAGACTATACTTATGGTGTTGCATCAAAGAGAAATTAGTTTTATAATAATTTCCCAATGTTTCATGACTAAATGTTACCCGAAAAAACTTTGGAGGCCCTCTATGTCTAAGTTGTGGTCAAAACCACATTTTTTACATTTGACATGGATTTCTTTTTCGAGTTTAGGTAAATTACCAATATAGTTTTCAATTTTTTCAAATTGAGCCCTAGATAATGATTCTAAAAATTCCATAATTTCACTTTTTGGTAATTCATGAGCATAATAAATGTCATCACCTTCAGCAATATAATTAACACACTCAACTAATAATTCAAAAGCTGTATCTGTAACTGATTCAGTTTTTTTAATATTTTTTGTTGCACCAAAATTTGGATATTTCATTTTGATAGAAACTTTATCTGTTAATTGAATGATATCATTTTTTTCTTCAGGCATTTTAACTTTAAGGTCTAAAATGTTAAATGATGTTTCCATTGAATTATTACATTTTTTACCATCAACCTCATTTTCACATTTGTATTTGGTTTCAACTACTTCACCAACTGACCTAGCACGAAGTTGTAAGAATAAAAATTCCACATCAACCATTGGTAATTTGTTAATATCAACATCTTTGTTTAGAATACAATTTTCTAAAATTTGATAAATATTGTTTTCGATAGAAGTTTTGTCATTGGTTTCCATCGCCATTAATAAAATCTTTTGCTCTTTTACAAGAAAAGGTCTAAATTTAATTGTCTGTTTTGATACTGGCAATTCAACTTCAAAGGTTGGTGTATCAATTCTAGGTAATGCCATAATTAACTCCTATAATAAAAAATAAAAAATTACTAACTTATTAAATTTGAACCGCCTATTTCAGTTCCAAATGTAGTTGGTACTGAACCGGTTCCCGATAAATTCAAACCTCCAATGGTTTGATTATTATAACTGGCAAGATAATCATTAAAAGTATCTTGCACTGAAATACTGTCTGCTTGATTCGTTGATGGACCACCAACGGTGGGGGTTGTTGCATTTGGTTGCCCATCTGCTGTATTTTGTCCAACAACTTCCCAATATCTATATGTAAAAGTTACACTCAATTTATGATAATCTTGATTGGCCCAATCCAAATCCATTTGCGTGATAGCAATAGGGTAAGCTTCAATCAATTTAACACTATGTACATCGATATTACTTAAATCATATTGAGTAATAACTATATCTGACACATAGTTTGATTTATATTCAAAATTCCAAGTATTTGTTGGATTAATATAATCCATCCATGAATTAAACACCTTTTTTTCAACCATAGTATTTGTCACAATAAAGGTCATAGTAATATCTTCATATGAAGACCTATTGGGCATCTTTTCCGATGGGCCATATATTCTTAAATCTGATGTTTCTAAAGTTCTACCTGGTAAATTAGCGGTTTCACATCTTAAAGATAATGTAAAAGAATCTACAATACTTCCTAAAACAGAAGGCAATGTGATACTAACATCAAATCTGGATGGTTTTGCTAGTTCATCAGCAAAAGAAGATATAAAAGTTGATAAAGTTTGTGCCATTGTTATTGTCCTATAACATGCGCTGTATTAGCATGTTGTGTGTGTCCTTTAATTTCCATAATAGAATCTTGCCACACTTCTTGCGCTCTTGCTTTTTGAAATTGTTGAGTTGGTAACATTACAGCCGTTTCCCATTCTTCTGGTTGTACTTTTAATATCTTACTAGCAATGCTTGAATATAGATATCTTTTTAAACAAGGCCTAAATTCTTTATATCGTTTAGTTGCATTCAATATCTCGTAACTAATTCTTACTTTAATTGGGTCATCACTTTCATTCATGATAGCTTTGGTCATTAATTTGTCCATAAACCCTGCACGAATTCTTGGGGGTAAATAATGTAAATTTAAACCCAAGAAACCATCACTATATTTTTCCAATGGTATCACCAAAGGAAATGCGTCCCAGTAAGTCAATTTATCAGCCGTTTTAGCATTGTAATAATAATAATATAACCCACCAATAACAAACCTATTTGTGTTGCGGCCAGTTTCTTGTTTAATTTGTCTAGCCAATGTAATTGGATTACGCAAATTATTAATCTTACTAGTAAACCACCGTAAAGCCTCAGACGAATATCGTTGAAATTCTGCACCTCGTCTTTGTGCAGTTAAATCTGTTAATTTTGAAGGTTTTATATTTATAGCCATACTCTATTTATCTCACAAATTTAAGTGGTCTTCGGTTAATATTTTAAATTCCCAACCTCGGTCTTTACAGAATTCTGAAGCTGCTTCCCATTTGGCTTGATTAATCGACCAAGTAACAACTTCATTGATGTATTGTTTCGTTAATCTACTCTTTTTAACAGGTTCAGTAGCTTGTTTCTTAGGTTTAACTTCCCATAAAAATGATTTCAGTTGGCCATTAGTTGTTTTTATTTGAACATAGAAGTCAACATAATATCTATGAAACTTACCATCAACTGGAGACTTATATGGAACAACTATTTCTTCGGATGACCATAATACCACATCTGATTTATTATCTAGCCATATCATAACCTTTTTCTCCCAAGACGAACGGTAAACAATATTTTTGTAATTACCATTGTATTTGCTGGGATTTATAGGAGTAAATATACCTTTGTAATTTTTCTTCATAAATAGTATATATATTAATTTTAATAGACCTTACCATGGCTAACAATAATGTTCCATTTTCGCAAAATGCCACTCAACAAATAAACGGACCATTGGCTGATTTATATTCGAGTAGTTACAATTTCTCAGGCCTCTATTATCCTAGAGATTTGGGCACACAAGCTCGCGGCCATTACATAAACTTTTACATCAATGTGGCTGAAAATACAAAATATATGAGTGGCCAAAGTTATTCTAGTGTAGTAGCAACTCCAACTGGTGCCGGTACATCTAGTGTTTTAGCAGCTGGTGGTAGGTCAGCTCTCAATCAAGCCAATGATGCTAAATTGGTTCCAGGTGGTGAAAAGGTTCAACAAGCTCAATCAGCTTTAACAACAAGAAAAACAAAAAGAATTACACAAGCTATTGCTTTGTATATGCCTGACTCCGTTAATGTTTCATATAATGCTGAATGGCAATCAGATAGTTTGACTGATGCTTTAGGTAAATTGGGAGAATATGGTTCATTAGCTGCTTCAGCTAGTAAAGATTTTATGTCAAATAAATCCGTATCAGCTTTAAAACCTGGATTAATACAATCTGGCGTAAATTTAGTTAAAGGAGCTTTGGGTATGGGTGAAGGTGCTACAGACTTTGCTTTATTCTCAGCTGGCTATGCTGCTAATCCTCAATTAGAAGTATTGTTCAAAGGTACTCAAATGAGAACCTTTCAATTTGATTTTATGTTTTCTCCATTTAATGCTGATGAATCTAAAAATGTTCAAAATATTATCAAATTGTTTAGATTTCATCAAGCGCCAGAGGTTGTTACCGATTCAGTAGGACGATTCTTTGTGCCTCCTTCCGAATTTGATATTGATTTCTTATTTAATGGTCAAATCAATCCAAATTTGCATCAAGTTGGCTCAGTTGTTTTAACTGGCATGAATGTTGATTATTCACCAAATGGATGGTCAACATTTGCTGATGGTTCACCCACAAATATAAGAATGTCTCTACAATTTACCGAAACTGAAATTGTTACAAAACAAAGAGTTGCACAGGATAATTACTAATGTCAAGATATTTTACATATTTCCCACAATTAGCTTACACGAACAATGGCATAACATCTATCATTACCGATTTGATGACTCGACCAGCACTTTTACAAAAAGACTTAGATAATGCTTCATTATATTATCAATATGATATACAAGATGGTGATACTCCTGAAATAATTGCCTCAAAATACTATGGTGACTCAGAATTACATTGGGCCGTATTAATACCTAATCAAATTATTGACCCACTTTATGATTGGCCTATGACTTATCAACAATTTTCAACATTTATTGCTGACAAATATGGTTCACAAGCTAATGCTTCAATAACTATACACCATTATGAAAAAACAATTTCATCAACTGATGGTTCGTTTGGTTTAACAACTTCAAATACTTTTGTAATACCTGTTACTATTCCTTACCGAGTTAAAGGTTTTGATATGGATGGAGTAGTCGTAGCAAATGTTACAAACTCATCTGTATTACCTAGTTCAAATAATATTGTAGGTGATTGTTATCAGACTTTAGATACAAAATACTTATATGTTTGGGATGGCACAAAATGGGCTATTGATTTATCATTTACTGAATTCAATAGTATAATTCCTTATTCAACCACTAAGACAATAGGATCAACAACGGTTACGGTAAAAGAAACAAAACAACCAATTGATTGTTATACTTATGAAGAGATTTTGAATGAATCAAAGAGAACAATAAATTTAATCAGAAAAGAAATAATATCGGATGTTAAATCACAATTTATAAAATTAATGAGCTCTTAAATTATGGCTGATTTTCAGTTAAACACACAGTTAAATCCTCAGGATTTTACACTTGATTCTTGTAAAATTATTACATCATTAGGACAACCTTATGAATTTAGGTTCATGGTTTTATATTTTGATTATTATGAGGATATATACAATAATTTCATCACTGGACAAATAACAATTAATGATTCAGTTGGGTATATTTCTCAACTGGCTTTCAATGGTCATGATTATTTGATTTTAAGTTTTTCAAAACCTGGAGACTTAATTAAAATTACTAAAACATTTAGAATCTATAAAATATCAAATAGACATCTGGTCAATTTACAAAACGAAACATATACATTGCATTTTTGCTCAGAAGAAGCTATCCTATCTGAGCAATATAAAATTAGCAAATCATATCCAAATAAAAAAGTTTCAGAAATTGTCAACGACATTGTGATTAACCAATTAGGTACAGCGAATACAAAATTTTTATCAACAAATAATGAAGAAACAACTGGTGTTAGAGATATCATCATTCCTAATTTGAAGCCTTTTGAGGCTATTAATTGGTTATGTACGCAAGCTGTTTCCAAAACAATAAAAACAGCTGGTTCAGCTTATATGTTTTTTGAAAATTTATATGGTTATAATTTTAAATCGTTACAAACATTATTTTTAGGACCAGTATATAAGACATATAAATTTGAACCTAAAAACTTAAACATGCCTAATGATACTAGAGTTCAAGATTTATCACTTGAAGCAACCAATGTTATTGGTTTCGAAATGATTTCAAATTATGATACTATGGATATGATTAATTCTGGTGCTTATGCTAATCAAATGTTATCAATTGATTTATTGGGATTGAATTACAACACAACAAATTTTGATTATATAACCTATTTTAATAATTCAAACAAATTGAATCCTTATCCAATGTTAGCAAATAATCAAAATAGATTTGGCCAATCAGCTAATACGACATATCAGGCTGTACTTAAATCAATCATAACTAATACTGGTGATTCTACATACAATGCATATATTAAAGCTAAACAACCATCCATTAAAGATGTGAATACAGATACTATTATACCTTTTAGAACTGCACAGATTCCCCAATTACATGCTATTCGATATAAAATTTCAATTCCTGGTGATCCTAAGATGACAATTGGTACAGTTATTGAATTTAATCTTCCTGAGTTGACCAGGACTACCGATGGTAAAAACATAGATATATATTATTCAGGTAAATTTCTTGTAACTGCTGTAAAACAATCAATTGATGTTGAAAACAAATATATTACAATTATGGAAATATCAAAAGAAAGTTTACCAAACAAATATATTGACCCAGACAACGCTCAATCGGCATGGAAAACAATTAGAGGTAGATAATGGATCGTAAAAATTTTATAGGTTTAGATGGATTTGTATGGTTCATGGGAGTGGTTGAAAACCGCCATGACCCATTACGCCTTGGTCGATGTCAAGTCAGATGTTTTGGTTGGCACACAGATAACAAAATTTTAATTCCAACCGCTGATTTGCCTTGGGCTCAACCAATGTTTCCTGTTAATGGCGGAGACCTTTCTGCTACACTTAAAGAAGGTGACTATGTAATTGGTTTCTTTTCTGATGGAGATTGGGCTCAGTTCCCTATTATTATGGGTACTATTCCTGGTGTTCCAAATCAAGCACCAAATACAGGTAAAGGTTTCTCCGACCAAAGAAATGAAGATGATTTAACTAAATCACCAAGAACACCACAAAATGTAACATTTAATAATTCAGGAATTGGAGTGAATGTTACAGAAAAAGACAAAGCACCAATTTATCCTTTTAAATTAAATGAACCTACAACTTCTCGGTTATATCGTAATGAAAATATTGCTAATACAGCAGTAGGCCTTAAACGAACATCAATGGATAAAAATGTTCCAACTGCATTTGGTGACTTTTGGGACGAACCTTATCCGGCATATAATGCTTCTCCTCCGTTCAATCATGTGACTGAAACAGAATCGGGCCATGCTTTTGAAATGGATGACACACCCGGCTCAGAAAGAATTCATATGTTACACAGAACAGGTACATTCTTTGAAATGTATCCATCTGGCACTAAAGTAGAAAAAGTTGTTAAAAATAATTATCAAATCATCTTAGGTGATGATATGATTCATGTGATGGGTAAAGTAAATATTACGGTAGATGGTGATACCAATATTCTTTCTCGGGGTGATGTTAATATTATTGGAGGTAATGATTTAACTGCTAGAATTGCTGGAGTAGTTGATATTACTGCAGGTGAAAATATGAACTTTAAAGCCGCTAATTTTACATTCTCCACACCGGGTTCGATTGATATTATTGCTAATACAATTAGAGAATCTTCAGTTCAGAAAAATGTTACAGCGTCAATATATTCTGAAACTTCTGGTGTTAAAAATATGACAGCTAGTTTATACAATGAAACTGTTGGCACTAGTAACTATCGTTGGAATAGCACCAAATCTATGTACATTGGTGGCGATACATTTACTGTACCGGCATCTGGATATACTGATTTTGGTTGCCCATCTGATAGAGGCGGCGCAACAGCTTGCCCAAGTGTACAATCAGCTTCACCTTCGGCGGCAGCTATTGACCCTAACATATATGAAGCTCCATTTAGAGCATCTAAGAATGACCCGGCGTTTAGTGAAGAAGAAATACCTATTCCTAATTTAGATGTTGTTCCATTGGAAGAATTGACACCAGAACAAGCATATGCTTTGCATCAATCTGCACAATATGGCCCATCAACATCGAATACTTCAGACCCTTCTGTGGTAGCATCTCAAGCAAATACAGCAAATATAGTTGCCAATGCTGATGCAGCCTGTATTCCTGTCGCACAACTAACTCCTTCCATTAACTGTATCAATACAATTAAAAAATTCGAAGGATTTAGAGCAAATGCTTATGTTGACCCAGCTACCAAAGGACCACCAATTACGATTGGATATGGTGCAACAGCTGCGGCTTTAGGTCGGCCAGTTAATTTGGGAGATACTGTTACAGAAGCACAAGCATCAGCTGACTTACAGACTATGGTTACCAAATTTGCTAACTCTGTGCGTAAACAATTAACAACGCAATGTGTCACACAAGGCCAATTTGATGCTTTATGCTCTTTTGCATATAATGCTGGAGCAGGAAATTTAGCAAAATCTTCAATGTTGAGATTTACAAATGCTCAAGATAAAGCATCAGCTGCTAATGCCTTTTTGGAATGGAATAAGGCTGCAGGTAAAGTGTTGCCTGGATTAACAACAAGAAGAGAAGCTGAAAAAGCTCTCTATTTGTCTTAGGAGTAATGATAGATGTTATGGTCACACAATAGATTTAAAATACCTGGAACATCAGGAGTATCATCTGTATTCACTTTTGCTGATGATAAGCCAGTTCAAGTTAGCGCAGATGCTGTAGCTCAACAACAGGCAATTACCAAACAAACTTTGACTAATCCTTCTGTTTATAATAGTCCAGCTAATGCTGCAGGTGGAATAAAAACAAATTATCCACCAGAAACGGCAACATCATATTCCGGTGGTGATGCTAAAAAAGATCCAGGAGCTCCTCCGTGTGG